GACTTAGCCAAGATCAACTTAGCATTAGGGTTAGCAGGGCGATCTACGAGAGAAACTTCGATGATTGAACCGTCAATGATTCGACCGTTAGCGGCTTTGTTGTCGCGTACAACGCGTGGGGCTTTAATGCCTACTGAGAATCCGCGATAAACCTGAGCCTTGACCTTCTTAACTGCCAAAGGATCAACAACATGGACACCAATAATATGCTTGCCGTTCTTGTTTTCATATTCCTTGGCTACTCCTGCTGCGTTAGGGCCGTGCATTTCACGGATGTTTCCACCTGATGTGAACCAGTCTGGCATAGCCTTTTCAAGCCATGCAGGGTCACAAATCTGCTGATCGAGGTCTAGTGAGTCATCTGTGGCATTGCCATAGACCATAAGTGTTCCATCTTCATTTTCGTCAAACTTGAGAATGGAGGCATAAGCGGTAGTGAAATCGCGCTCCATAGTTAGTTACCCGCAGTCCAGAGGAATGAAACTGATGTGTTAGCGCCAGAAGCGATAACTGAGATTGTTGTGCCTGATGTGAACTCAACCTGAAGAGTTGCACCAGCAGCAATGCCGATACCCTGAGTAGCACCTGAAGCGGTGACGGTTCCATCTCCAATATAGATGGTCTTGCTTGAGTCATTGTTGCGGATAACAACAAGCGCTCTACGCACTCCAACAGGAGTAACAAGTAGCGTTTGCGCCGTTGTTCCTACGGTGATTGTGCCATGCTGAAGCGAGGCGGGTGAGTTGGTTGCCATTTATTCTCCTAGAGGTTTGTTGTGTCTGAAATGTAAGGGGCGATATCGCACATACAGTTTGGATGAACTGGCGCATCTCCATTAGGCCAATCGGCATCAATGGAAATAGGGGAAGCATCAAGATTGACTTGGCAATCCTCGCAAGGATCTGCTACTAGCCACTCAACCATCTCAACGCCGGATTCTTGATACTGAGTTAATTCGGCTTGAACTACGGCGCGACTCATTTCAGTTTGTGCAATCGTGAGCGCTTGCTGAGGGTCATTGATGACTTGATCCACCATTATTGAAACTTGTTTAGGAGTAATACCTAACTCTAAGGCATTACCTAAAACAGTTCCAATGCGATCTAACTTAGTATTGCTTACACCGTCAATCGTAAGACCGCGAGTATCAAGCAATCTTTGTAAGCCACCAGCAGGTTTAACAAGTGTTGCAGCCGCTTGGTTGCCGGGTGTCCAAGTATCCCAATTAACTACGCCAACATTTGCAGGTGTTACTGCTTTGTTTAGGCTCCTGTTAATCATTACGCCGCCAGCAGTAGTACCGAGTACCCAACCATCTGCATAAATTGGTGTAAGGGATGCAATCAGAGCAGTCTTGTTAGGCGTGATATGAACTCGCGCCCAATCTCTTACTTGCTGATTTGTTACCTCGGTGTGACCAAGAAAAGCATTAAAGAACGCCTCTGTAATGTCATCAGCGTTAAATGCTCGCCTAAATCCTTTGCGGATCTGTGTGGCGTGTTTAGCAGATAGGCGCACTAACGCGCCATGCCACTCCATTACAACCCCAAATAGCGTTCAGCGTACCAACAAGCGCCATCAAGATCTCTCGACTCAACGAACTTATTGAGAACCTCAGCGTAGGCGTGGTCTAGGTGTTCAAAGTTAAATGGGCGAGTAGCGGTTCCGCGATTTACCCAACGAATGAACTTCTTAACTTCTTCTTGTGCTGGTTCAGCCTTTGGCTCAGCAGTTTCAGGTGCTTCAGGCGCTTCTGTTGCGCTTGGCTCGCCATCTTGCTGACCATTTTCATCAAGTGATGTTCCAGCAGCAACTACGCCATCTGGTGTGAACATAAAGACTGACTGACCTGCAACAAGGAACGGCATATCTGCTTCTGGAGTGTCAATAAGAGGCAATCCGTTATCATCGCGCCATTCGTTCACGGTCATACCAGCAGAACGCTTCTTGAGATCATCGCGCTTGGCTGAATCTTCGTTATCTGTGGCATCACTTGATGACAAGCGGAATTCAAGTTCGCGTGGCATACCCAACCAGCGATAGGAAAGGGCTGAGAGTTGCTGAGAGAGCCACTTAGCAGTTGGGGTAATACCGATTGCTTCTGCGGCTTCTTTCTCGCCCTGCTGATGACCTGAACCACCAAGACCAGTCTTGGCAGAGAATCCAAGTTCAGTAGGAAGAACGCCAAAGTGTCCTGTGATCGAGGTGATGAGGTAATCGTCTAAGCGATCAGAGAACTTTTCTGAGTAGCCTTCTTCAAACTTGAGAACGCCGCCCGGCAAAAGCATACGCATACGGTTACGCTGCTCGGTCTGCCCTGCAAGTTCATCGTTGTAGATGTTCTCGTAGTAGCGAATCTGCTCAGGTGTGAGGTTGGCTGATTCTGGAAGTTCAAGCCATGACTTAGGCATTACGCCATCTGTGAACTCGCCCTTGATCCATTGCTGGCGGCGAAGGTAGATATCTGCCATTGGAAGAGCGCGCTCTACTGGTGAATATCCCCAGATTGAGTTAGCGCGGCGATTGCGGATGAGGTAAGCAAGTTCATCGCTTGAGAACTCACCATCTGCATCTTCATCATCTACTGGTGCGTGGAATTCAGAGCGTGGGAAGCCAAAGAGAATCTGTTGGTAAGCAGGGCCAACTGAAGGATCTGGGCGCATACCGCGATCATCAAGAAGTGGCTTGATGGTTGATCCGTCAAGAATCTGCAATCCGCGAATCTCGCCACCGATGGTTGCTTGAGGCCAGATAGCAAGCGCATCAAGAACATCCATCTCCTCGATCGCCATTCCTAGCCAATCAACGAAGGTAAATCAACGAAGGTAAGTCCATTAGCAGGGTCAGGGGTTTCCCAGAACTTGCGAAGGCGAGCAATCTCAGGTGCAAACTTTTCACGGGCATCAGCCATAGCGCGTAGGTGATTGCCACCAGCCTCAGCGATAATGCGCTCAGTAGCCGAATCTGAAAGAACGATATCCCAATCAAGCCCTGTGAGTTTAGCCTTGCGAACTTCAATACAACGGCGAAGAATATCAATCTGATCTGCGGCTACGCGAAGGGTCTTAAATGGTACGAGGCGGTTCTCAAAAAGGTTGATGTTCTGAGCAACCAAGAACTCGTAACGGCGTGGATCAGCGCGGTTAGTGCGTGGGTTGAGCGGGTTGATCGCGTTAGGAAATAGCGGAACGGCAGCAGGAAATGGTGCGCTACCGAGAATAGGATCACGATACATAGGGTCAGCGTTGTAATGCTGAGTATCGGTGCTAGTTAAAGCATTAACATTGACTGGAGAGGCTGAAGGCGCAAGTGTTGGCGCTTTAGTAATCTGCTCCGCTACCTTAGCGGCTAGGCGATCTAACAAGCCCATCTATTCTCCTTTATTAGCGAACCCAAATCATGCCTACATCGGCAGTTGGTCTTAGTCCTGCGATTTTCCATCCATCTGTTTCCCAAGCCTTAGCGTGTGCATCTCGCCAAGCCCATAAATCTTGATCTATGTCATACCACTTATCGGGTTGTTCTAAGTGATTGACGATGAACTGCGGTGCAACCTGCGTATATCCAAGAGCCGCTAGGTAATGTAGTTGCTTCTGGTGTTCGTCTATCGTTGCCTGAGTCCACTCAAAGGTAAGCATCTTGTATTTACAGATCATGCCCTTGAATACTGACCACTCAGCGCCTTCAACATCTATCTTGATGAGATCAGGCTCGCCGTAGATGTTGGCGAGGGTGTCTATCGTGATGGTGTTGGCGTATATAGTTCTAAATGGCTTGCCGTTATATGGCATATCCGGGGAAGTTAGCCAGTCCTTGTTTAAGGTGCTTAGTCCATCTTCCTGCGCCTCGTAGAACTCCACGCGCTCGTTATCTGTATCAGATACGGCGAACTTGAGCGGGATTACGCGAGTTTCGTAAATAAAATTTTTAACAAGATCTGCATAAATCCGCGAAGGTTCTACGGCTATTACATCGTAACCTTGAGCGAGCGCAGCAAGCTGGATTACGCGAGTTTCGTAAATAAAATTTTTAACAAGATCTGCATAAATCCGCGAAGGTTCTACGGCTATTACATCGTAACCTTGAGCGAGCGCAGCAACCGTAGCATCGCCCCGGTTAGCGCCGATATCAAAGAATAACGGCAAGGTTCGCCTCTATCGCGTTACGGTACTCGTCAGATATATCCAAGCGAAGTAGTTCGTTGAAGATATCAATAGATTCTTGCTTGCGACCTAACCACCATGCTGCTACTGCTTCTTCAAACTCTAGAGCATACGATACATAGCCAACATCGGCAGGTAGTGGGCTGAACCCAAAATCATCGTTAGCCACATTCTGACCTATACGCGAATAAACCCACGCCTTGCGCCAGTTGCCTTGGCGTTCGTGGAACTGCGACAAGAGGAAGAAACCTTCTGGGCGATCAGGGTCATAACCGATTGCTTGCATGAGGCAAGTTTCAACAGTTGTTAGGCGGTCAGTCTGATCGTTAAAGCATTTGGCAAGTTTAAGCAGCGAGGTATAGACATAAAGATCGCCCCACTCTTTGCCATACTCTGCGGTGCGTAGATAGAAGGAAACTGCGCTCGCTATCTGATCTGCCTTCTCATACTCAACGGCAACATCAAAGTTGAGTTTAGGATCAAAGGGATCTTTAGATAGTGCATAGATCAGTTCATCAAGCATCAAGCGCCTCCGCTATTAGATCCTCAATAATAGCGCGTGGTGTGCGTAACACAAACGCGGCATTATCGGCAACGGCAAAACTAATCAGTAGATCGCCTTCATATTCGGCGATTCCTACGCAGAATTCAATCCTGAAATCTAGGAACGAGAACTCTTTAGATAAACCGACAAGGTTTAACTGATCGTCATAGACACAAAGCCTGTGGCGATAGATGCCGTCTTTCTGGTCAAGATAGTTTTTGAAAAGATCAACCTCATGGGTTATTGAGATGTAACAGTTGCCCCATCGTATGAGTTGAGATCCTCCGCGCTGATCTTTAGGCGGTTGAACTCCTTGGCGAACGCTAACTTGTTTGGTTTCTGTGCCGTCAAACTCGACCACTTCAACAGGGCTAGACCACTTAACAAAATGATAAGGGCGATCAACAATAGGCATCCAGTTCTTCTCGCAGTACGAGGTATCTGGCGCTGGAGCCGGGATTCGCTGGCGATCAACTTCCTTGGCAACCCAGTTCTCTTTATCTAGCGTGATTTTGGTTAGTTCCATACGACCCACGCCGTTAGTTGTGGTATCGCGCCGAACGCCAATCAGACAATATGTGTTATTCCACATAACGAGGCGAGCATCTTCAAGCCCAACAAACTCCCAGATAGGCTGATGCAGGTTAAGCATCTCAACCTTGGTGCAGTCGGTCATTACTAGATCGCTATTGAGGCGAACGAGGTAATTCTCGGTGACTAGGCGCTGATCCTTCTCAGGATGAAGATAGGCAAGCGGCCCCCAGTTTGAAGGGTAGAGTTGCTTGTTCTCGCTATGGTAAAGAATGTAATTGACTACCCGGACATTGACGAGGATATCGCCGTCAGAGTCAATAAATACTGAGGGGTTCATTCCCCCAAAAGTATTAGGTATTGCTATTGGGGCTAACTTGCCCCCATGCCCAACCGCCTTTTGGACTAAGTTCATTAGGCTACTCTATCAAGTTCACAAGTGATCGTGTCTTGTCCTGTGATAGTTGGGTATAAACCTGCGTTGTGGCTACCGATGAGTGGCGCATTAAATCTCTCACGGCTAGTAGATCACCGTTGGACTTTTCAAGCATCGTAGTCGCAAAATAATGGCGCAAAGAGTGAAAGTGCTTGGCGTTTGGCCCAAGGATTCGGCGCATCTCGTTAGCAGCCTTTTTGGAAAAGGTATTAGGTGTCACTTCCCATAGTTTGCCTAAAGTGCCGTGAGATTGAATCATCTCGGCAACTTTCTTGGCTACTGGTACTACAAGATCAGTCTTGCCTTTACCGACAACCCGTAGCGAATACCCGCCGTTATCTTCAATCAAGTCAGCGCCTTCGATCTTGGCTACCTCATGCGCTCGCAGTCCGACTAGACCGCCAAGCATGAACCAATCTTTGTAAGGTTGCGTGGCTTCTGCCATCAACTTATCAAATTCAGCCTGTGTGACTGGCTTAGGTACGCCGCGACCAGATTTAACTTTAGGAAGATCCTCAGCAGCGTTATTGCCGTTGATAAGGTTCATCTTGTTCAAGTGCTTATAGATTGAGCGAAGCCGGGAAACATAGTTTGCCTTGGTGCTTTGCTTGGTAGCCGATAAGACCACCTTCTCAAGATCCTGAACAGTAGCAAGCGCAGGATGTACGCCTATGCGCCGAATAATCTGCCAATCGGTACGGATCACATACGGACTAAAACCCGAGGTGTCATAGCGGTTTTTCAACTGCCTATAAATTTCCTCAAGGGGTACGAGTTCCATGCCTTAAGGGTAACAGGTACTAACTCTCGGTGGAGTGTTCCCTACCGCTTCAAGGTTCTAAGAAAGAACCAGCGCTTGAGGCGCAAGATAGGCCGATATTTGATTTTGTTTAAAAGCCTACGCCTATCTTGATAAAACAATAGACCCGTTGGGTCATCATCTGTCATTCAGGCAAACTCTCAGTCAAGTTATCCGCTTTCATTTCTTCGTGCGTGTAATGCTTGTCGCAAGCGACGCAATAAGCGTTGCCAGTCCTGAGTCGGATTATCTTGCGGTGTTCGCAAACGCCCATCCTGTACCCCTTTCTAGGTAGGAAATACCTTACACCTTCAGAAGGGGACTATCCAGCATTACCGTCAAGCGGTCTTGAATCTACCGAGGTAGATACGGTGGTTCCTAGTTTCTATCCTACACCCTACTAGGCCGCAGGCGCAGAGTTGGCTGAAAGTTCCGCTAACCAGTCATCTACTTTGAGTAGTCTGCGGGCTTCGTGGACATCAATGATATTTAGTTCTACCATCTTAGAGATTTGGCTGAATTGCTTGTTATCGTACATTTGGTTTTCCTTTGTTTGTTTTTTTATATTTGAGGCAGTTGCCCCAATGCTAGATTAGCAGGTTAGGCCGTAGGCGCAGAGTTGGCTGCAAGTGTGGCT